GACGTGATCCGCTCAGCGAACTGCTGCACGAACGGGGCGATGATGTCGCCGAACTCGATCAGGCTCGCCTTCAACGTGGTAAACGCCTGCTGCAACTTGAACCCGGCAGTTTCAGCGACAACACCGAACGCGTCGTCGGTCATGCCGGTCGCCGCGTTCACCGTGTCGAACGTGCCAGCGATTGCCTCAGCGTCGGCGTCAAGAATCTGGAACGCCGCCGACGCCGCTTCGGACGAACCGAGCAGGCGACCGAGTTGTTCCCGGTTGCCACCCAACTTCTCGTCGAGCATGGCGAGGGCGGCGGGTAGACCTTCTTCGCTGATGGCCTTGCGCATATCCGCGGCTGACAACCCGACCGCGGCGAGTGCCTTCTTGGCTTCCTCGGTGGGGACAACGAACCCTCGGAACAACGCAGCGACCTGCGTCACCGACTGCGCCGCGTCACCGTTGGTTCGGGTGAGCAGCGCGACGGCACCGCCCATATCTTCAAGGCTGGCCCCGGCTTGCTTCGCGAACGGTAACACCCGACCGATCGCCGCCGAGAACTGCGACGTCTCAAAGTTACCGGCGCGGGCCGTGGCAACGATCACGTCGGTCGCCTTCGCTGCGTCCACGACGTTCGCGCCGTACGCGTTCATCGCACCAGCGACAGCGCGGGCGATGTCGTTCGTCTCACCGAGCCCTGCGGCCCCGGCCTTCGCGGCGAACTCCAACGCGTTCATCGCGTCAGCGCCACGCAACCCCGCCGAGGTGACAACGAACAACGCGTCGGCGAGTTCTTTCGGACTCTTGGCCGTTTCACCTGCGAGCCCGATGACGGCCTTCTTCATGCCGTCAACTTCACCCTGCGCGATGCCGACCAGGCCGACGATCTTCGACATACTTGACTCAAACTCGACAGCCATCGCGGTCGCTGCCGCACCGATGCCGACGATCGGGAGGGTCACGCTGGCGGTGAGTGACTTGCCTGCCTGCCCCATTCCTTCGCCGAACTTCTTGACGTCGGCGCCAAGTTTCTGCATCTTCCCGCCGAGCGACATACTTGACGCTTGCAGTTTCTTGAGGTCGCTGATGGCGCGGTTGATGTCCTTGTCCTGGTAGTCACCCTTGACAACGACGTCGATGTTGTTCTTACGCGCCACGACTTCTCACCTACGCCCTGTTCGTATCGTTGACGGCTTTCTCAATCAGCACGCCTATCGTCTTAGCCGCCTCGGGTGCTTTCGCATGATAAGCCGGGGTCAACAACCTGGGCCACATGCCGACACCACGAGCACCCTGACGGGTACCCGTCTGCCTGTTGATCACCCTGTTGAACGGGTGACCGCTTCTGTTCTGGCTGCCCGCGAGCGTGAAGATCGCAACCGCCGGGCTGGAAGTATCAAGTTGCGCACGGCCCTCAACTTCACGGAACCCGCCCTGCAACCTCGACCGGAACCGTGTCTTGAACTTGAAGTCCGCAGGCCGGTAACTCAGGTCACGCGGTCCGCTAGTCCAACGACCCCAACCGTTACCGCGCAGGCTGATGATGCCCATCTGCGGCACGCGTTCCTTCGCGTCCTCGGTGATCTCAGCGGTGGCGTCCTTGACGCCTTTCTGGATCGCCTTCCACGCTTGCTTGTCGAAGCGCATGATCGCGTCGATCTTCGCGGCAGCGCCTTCAACCTTGACCTGCATCACCATGCGCGTCAGCCTTTCCGCTTGCTTCTCATGGCGTCACGTTCCTGAACGTTACGCCAACGCAGATACCGTTGCATCGTTGTAATCATGCGCGGTGATTCCTGCAACAGCACCGACGGCGCGACGTGGTACTCGTAGGCGAGGTGACAGATCAGGAAGTGGGCGCTGTCTTGTCCAAAGGGACAGGCTCCTTCACATCAAGCACCTCAACACCGTCGAGCGTGTCAAGCCACTCAGTGAACTCACCGGCTTGCTTCTCGCGGTGCAACCGGTGCCACGCGAGCCAGCAGATGTCGGTGAATCGAACCTCGGACTCGAACCGTGCAACCGATCGGTCGAACTCACGCTCGAAGGCAACGAGGTCGGGTGCAGACACGATAACGTCCGCACCCGACCCGTCGGTGTAGGTGACGTGCAGGTTCATTCTCATAGCAGGACTCCTTCGCAGGGTAGGGGGTTATGAAAGGGAACTAGGCGGTTCCGCGAGTGACCGCACCGGTGATCGGCCACGACACCGAGAAGGTGGCGAGGTCGCCAACAGCCGAGTCAATCGGGCTGTATTCGGTGACGAGCGCGGTGAACTGGTAATCCGGGTTGGCGCTACCGATTGCCGCGGTTCCACCGGGGCGAACCGTGACGGCAGCGGTGGCACCGAGCAGCGGGAACACGATCGAGTCGATCGCACCTGCGGCGACATCCTGATGGAAGTCGAACGACACAGTGCCGGACTTCAAGCCACCGATACGCTCACGCCATCCACCGGTCGAACCGAACGAGGTGGTTTCCACATCGTCGGCTTCCAGGGCGATGGTGCACTGCGCAACGTTGGCGCTGACGGTTCCCCCGGCCAAGGTGACCACGGGATCTTGAACGACGAACTTAGCCATGCTGGCTCTCCTTATGCGAACACCTGAACGACGAACTCGCCGCTCAGGTAGGTGACGTCACCTACTGTGACCTGGTTGTAGTTGCGCAGGGATGTGACTCGAAGGCTGAACGCTGTGCCTCCGAGAGTCTTGTCGGATTCGATCGCGGCCTTCACGCTACTCGCGCCGGTGCCCGAGCAGTAACCGTCCAACCGGTTCTGCGCGGTGCGCTCGTCCACGCGGCCCACGATCACCATCACCAGGAACTCGTACTCGTCTCCACCAGTGCGGGCGAACGAGGTGTCGTAGGTAATTGTGTTCGGCATGACCACCGCGATCGGTGGGTTGATCGAATCGGGAACGGTTGCGCTGGTGCGCAGCCCGCTGATCGTTGCGAGGTTCGTGGCGATACCGGCACGCAGGTCGCTGATGCTCGCCATCAGCCGACCGCGAACTTCTTGAACGGGCGAATCAACTGCGCCACGTCCGGGTCAACCTTGCCGACGCGGATCGCGCCCATATCCCCGAACCCGGCAACACCGAGCGGGCTGTCGAGCCGCTTGTAGATTCTGGACGCCTGAATGATCGTGGCCTGCGTGATCTGGATCGGCGTCGGGGTGAACCCGTACACGCCTTCGATCCGCACCGTGGCCTGCTGGCCCCACAACGGCAGCAGGTAGTCGCCGATCATGCGCAGCCGGTAGATCGGGAACGTGTTACCCGACACCAGCCGGTTCACCGGCTCGGCCTGATAGTCGGAAGTCTGCAACGTGATCGCGTACGTGAGATCGCCGTCGTCGTCGATCTTGACGCTCACGATCTCAGTGAGGTCGTCAGTGTCCACGGTGTACGCGTCGTTCGGTGTGAAGTCCCGGGTCGCGGTGCCCGAGGTGAAGAACGACCGGTCGCACTCCGCGTCAATCATTCGACTCGCCGACTCCACCGCCATTTCCAGCAGGCTGTCGTCGATCACGTCAGTGATCCGCACTGCCGCCTTCAACTGGTTGAGGGTGGCGTAGCCGTTCGTGATCGCCATGTTTCTCCTAGGCTTTCTCGTTGACGTGTGCCCGAGTGTAGAACAACACGTCCATGCGTGGCGCCCACGTTTTCAGGCCGTCGTTCACGTACCGGGGGGCGCAGTTCGGGAACTCGTCGTAGTTCGGTAACGGTTCCCCGGTCACCGCGAGCACTAACTCGTGCGGGCTGAAAGTCTGATAGGTGGCGACGTCGTACACGCCCGACGGTTCTGTCGTTGCCGCGAGGAACGCTGCGAACACATCCTCCACGTGAACCCAATCACGGGGTTGCCGTGACGCGCCAGCCAACCGTTTCCCGCCGTTGGCGTGGTCAATCAACTGAGGAACGAACCCGCGGCCCTGCCGAGCCGTCTGCCCGTACACGCTGAACAAGATCAGCGTCGTGCCGAACAACTCCTCCTGCACGTGCTTCAGTTTCACGTAGTCGAGGTCGGCGGCCTCACCGTCGGCGTACTGCCACCAGGTGCCCGCGTTGATCACCGGCAACCGTGACGCGTACACGTCGTCGTTGAACCACATGAACTCACGGCACGCGTTCGCGTCCCGATGGTTCGGTGCCGCGAGATGCCACACGACGTCGGCTTTCACGACCGCGGGGAACTCCCGACCGATCGGCTGCACCCCGTGCCCTAACGTTCGTAACCGCTGGCACACGTACGAACCGAGGTGCCCGGTGGCGCCGGTGACGGCGACGTTCACGCCGCCCCGTTGTGCACGTTCGTGAAGTTCCACGAGAACGACGCCGGGGTCACCTGCACACCGTACCCGTCCTTCAGTAACTCGGTCCACACCGCGGCGATGTCAAGGTTCGGATTCGATGCCGCAACGAACTCGCCCACGTGGTCAACACCAACGCGGAACACCTCGTCGTCGAGCACTTCAATCAACCGGCAACCGGTGTACGCCCACGCCGGACCGTACAAGGTGTCGATCTTCTCGGCGGCTGCGTCAAGGTTCAGGGTGTCGCGGCGTAGCACGTTCGCGGTGATCAGCGTCGCCGCGATCAGCAACCCGGGGTGCTGCTCGTTGATGTACTCAGAGGTCCCCACGCTGCCGCTGGCGGCACTAACCGCCGTGTCGGTCATAAGTATCAAGCGGTCCGCTACCGTGCCGTCAATGGCTTCGAGAACGCTGCGAACACCCAACTCCGTCAACGTGTCGTCGTCGCTGATCATCCACAACCACTCACCGGAACCGACCCGCAAACCCTTGTCCAGATTCCGCGGCCCACCGATCCCCGGCACGTTGTGCTCGTACGTGACCCGACACTTCGCGCCTGCCAGCATCTCGCGCACCAGCGAACCGGCGCGGCCCGTGGCGTTGTCGTCGCTGACAATCACCTCGCACTCTGGCGTCAGTTGCGGCGCCAGACTCGCGAGCAGGTTCGCCAACTCGTCGGGGCGAACCGTCGGGATGTAGATCGTCAACCGCGGCGGCGTCTTAGGTGCCCGCCCGATCGTGAACGACTCAACCGCCACCGGCTCAGGTTCAGGCTCAGCCAACTCCGCAAGGTACGGCTTCCAGTATTGGTCCCACACGAGGTCGGCGTCGTACTGCGCCGCGTGCTCCCGGGCCTTATCACTGCGGCCACGTCCACGCGCATACGCCTGTTCGAGGGCGTCCACGATGCTCGGAATGTTCGGGGTGTTGAACCACGCCAACTGCGCCCCGTCCCAATACGGCTGCCCCTCAGTGAGCCAACCGTCGCCGAGCAGTTCAGGTTGCGCGGTGAAGTTGTTGGCGATCGCGACGGTGCCGCACGATTGCGCTTCCAGCAAAGTCAAGCCGAACCCCTCGCCGAGGGTGGCAGCCAGCAGCACATCGGTCGCGGTGTAGATCGCGGCCATCGCCTCGTTCGGGATTCCGTTGTGCATCGCGTGCTGGTTCACGAACCGGTACTGCTCAGGCTTCAACCCGACAGCCTTCAGCAGAATGTCGAGGGCGAGCCCGCCGTGATTGCCGAACCGCTCGGTGTGCAGATACAACCGGGCGTCGGGTTTGTCCTGCGCGAAGATGCTGAACGCGAGAAGGTTCTCAGCCCACGCCTTGCGGTGAATACCGCCAGCGCCGCCGGCCTTGTTCGCGTTGATCGCCGACACAACGAACAGGTCCTCGTCAGGCAAGCCCATGATCTCGCGGCCCGTCTTACCGTCGAACGTGTCGGTCGGCTGGTACAAGTTCGTGTCGATCGCCATCGGAATGTACCGGGCGTTCGTGAGTCCGGCGCGTTGCATCTGCTCAAGCCCGAACTTCGTCACCGCGATTGGTGTCACGTTCGGCCACTGCAACACGCTCAACACCTTCGGCGGTATCGGCTGATGGTCCACCATCGTCCAGATACTTACCGGGACGCCTTCGTACATTTCACGCGGCATCGTCCACGCATCAAACAACACAATGCAGTGCGCCGGGTTGCCGGGGTTCTCAGACCGCCACGATGCGAAGTTCGCCCGCACCGTGTCGTTGCTGTAAGTCTCAACACCCATCGGGAACACCGGCACGTCGTTCCACAAGGTTTTCATTCCTTGCAGCCCGTAGTTCGCGTTCACCGCGATCGCATGCCCGTCACGCTTGAACCGCTCGACGGCTTGCTTCGTTTGCGTTCCATAACCCGTGCCGCACCATGGCGCGTTCGAGTGGAACAAGACAGTCAGGGGGGTGGTCATCGCAGGTTCTCCACTTCGCAGGTCGCAGGTTTCGCAGGGTAACCCGAGGACGCAGCCTCCTGCGCCGACCGCGCCCTCGGGGGTATTGGGGTGCGTGCGGGCCAGACTCGTGATCCGGCCCGCACACTGTTCGTTCCTAGGCGGTGCCGCCGCGGAAGAACTTCACCGCGTCGGTGCGTCCACCACCGAGGTCGCCGCCCACACGGATGCGGGCCTTGAACGCGACCTGATCGGAAGTGAAGTACGCCTCGTCGCTGCGGACGATCTCGACCCCCCCAACCATGCGTGTATGAAATGCACGCAAATCGCCGAAAAGAACGGATTTTCCGGTCAGCGTGGCCGAGGTCGCCGCGGTCCCGATGGCGGGAACAAACGGGTTCTCGTACACCGGGTAGCCGAGCAGACGGCCCGGGGTTGACGCGTCAGCGAACGGCTGGAACAGGTAGCCCTCGGAACCCTTGAGCGCACGAACGGCACCCAGGCTTGCGCGGGACATCATCCAACCGGCACCCGGCTGCGCAGCGTAAACGCTGTCCACCGCGTGCATCAGGCTGATCAGATTGTCACCCGTAAAGGCGCCCGAGACACCGGTGCCACCGGTCACCGCGGGAGCGGTGCCGAGTGCAAACACGATGCCGTTCGGCTGAACGGTGCCGGTGCCCTGCGTGAGCAGGTTGCCGACAGCGGTACCGAGCGCGATGCCCATCTGGCGACCAAGGAACCCAACGAGGTCCACCCCTGTATCTGCCAGCAACTCCTCGCTCACGACCGTCAAGGTCCCGATTTTGTGGGCCCGGAGGGTGATGTTCGTGAACGTCGGATCGGACTCGGCGTAGGTTGCAGCCTCAGCAACGGCGGTGCCCGCCATGCGTGCAGTCTGAACCGGGACCTTGATGTCCTCGCCGCTGGTGGTGTTCAACACCGTCACGACGTTGCCATCCATGAGCGGACTCAACGTAGCAAGTTGCTCCTGGATGATGTCGTAGAACGTTTGCGGAACTGTCTCCGGTCCCTTGGTGCTGGTGCCAGCGGACAGTGCGCGGCGCTCAAACGTGGCGCTGCGACGCTCACCGCGAGCGATCGCCCGGATGATGTCAGCGTCAGACTCCGGTGCGGCCTCAACCGTACGCGACTCGGTACGGGTTTCGGGTGCGTTCGCCATGGCGTCAGCAACACGAGCGTCGCGCTGCTCAGCGGAGCGCACGGTGTTGATGTGATCCTGGCGTTCGTCGATCTGCGAGTTGAGTGCATCCCAAGCGGTGCGCTCCTCAACAGACAGGTCGCGCTTCTCCTCCTCGGCGCGGTCCAGGTAGGACCGTGCAGCATGGAGGTCGCGCTTCTGAGCCTCAAGGAGGCTTTCGAGGTACGACATTGTTTCCTGCTTTCGTTTGTTGGTGTGGTGCGCAGGGTGAATGATGCGCGGCGGGACGCTCAGCGCGAGACGACCGGCGGGACGCTCAGGTCATCGGTGGAGGTGGCCGGAATCGAACCGGCGTGCGGACAATCTCAAAGCGGCGCTTCAAGTTTGCCCCGAACCAATGCACCCCCGTGAGCCTTACAGGCCCAACGCTTTCTCCGCGAGTGACAACTTCGCGGCGAGGATCGTGTTCATGTTCGTGTTGCTGGCTGGTGCAACCTTATCGACGACGCTGCGCAGCAGGTGCGCTTGATCCTCGGTCAGTTCACCGGATTGCAAAGCGGTCAGTGCGTCGCTCAAGTCGTCCACGTCGGTGTCGGTGCGTGTCGCCAGCGGCATCAACTTGCGAACTCCTGCTGTCGTCGCAGGGTACGCCGGCACGCCCGTGACCACACTGACCTCGTGTAGTTTCGCGGCGACCAGGGTGCGCTCGGCACCATCGTCGCTCCACTTATCGCGCACGGTTGAAAACCCGAACGACATGCCCTGAATGTCCCCGCGTTCGGTGAGCACGCGCACGTCGCGGCCCCACGTCGTGTCAGGCAGGTCAATCTCAACCCACCCGCCGTCGGCGCGGTCCTCGATGCGCAACGTCTTGGCGCGAGTCGAACCGAGGAGAAGTTCATCGTTGTGGTTCACGTACGCCCGAATGTCAACGCGTGACTTCAGCGAACGAGTGAACGCGCCCTGCGCAATCCGCTCGGTGAACCCGTGACCTAGTGGCAGGCTCGGGCTGTCGTACTTCCACGCGTACCCGCCGAACGTCATCCCGTCACCGTTCTCGGCCTGACGTATCTCGGTAACCTCGGCGTCGAAGTTCCGGTACTCGACGTTCCCCATATCTGCTGCCCTTTCATCGGCTTGCCACGCGTTGCAGTAGTAATCGCCCCGCACGTATTCCTCCCACCGCTGGCACCACGCACGGTCACCGTCGGTGTTCGTCTCGTCATAGAACGCGCAGTTCCCGCACGCCCTGCCCTCAGGCACGTCGCCTTCGAGTGCTGGCCGGTAGTTGTCCGGCAGTTGCCGTTCCTCGGTCATGTTCGCATCCTTACGTTCGCCGCCCGGTTCAATACCCTCAGCGATACTCAACGCAACCATCTGGTCGATCGCGCCCTGCTTCGTCTGGTGGCAGCCCATGACCTCGCCGTCTTGCTTCACGGTCGCCCACCCCGCGCAGCCCTCAGCCTTATCAG